CCCATTTCCCCGCTCCCCCTTATTAGTAAATGCGTTTTTAGAGTCGAAATTGCCACTTGTTAAGTTAGCGATTGGCTGTAAAACGCCAGGTAAAAGGTACTTCCCAGAGTCCCCCGCTGCGGGTAATTCGAGCCCCTTGTTTTGTGTAGGTAGTGGGTTTTAATGTTACTAAACAATTATTTATCGGGTGTGGTTTATGGCCGTTATTGAAATTCGCGGGATGGATGAGTTGCTGCGCGGCTTGAACGACTTGCAAAAACAACAGCTGCCGGGTGCGCTTGCCAAGACGTTGACTGAGCTGGCATTCGTTGCCAAAAATAAAGTCGGCGTAGAAATGCAGACAGTATTCGACAGGCCCACGCCGTACACGCTCAACTCGATGAATGTAGTTAAGGCGCATCAATTAAGTCTGCAATCTAAGGTGACGCTGAAGGATCCGATGCGCCGTAATCCGGATCAGCATTATCTCAATCCACAAGTTGAGGGCGGTCAGCGCTGGTTTAAAAAATTTGAGGCTCGACTCTACAAAACCGGAATCTTGCCTGCTGGATATTTCACAGTCCCCAGCACTGCTGGGGCAAAAATCGACGACTACGGCAACATGTCCAAAGGGCAGATAGTACAGATATTGTCCTATTTTGATACATTCCCCGAGGCGGGTTTCCGCTCAAACATGGGCGGCTCCGGCAGATCCAGATTAGCAAGAGGAACCCGCAACAAGCTTGGATATGCCTATTTCTCCGTGCAACCCAACAGCCGGAGCAGACTGCATCCCGGAATTTACATGCGGATAAACCTGCACGACGGCAGCGGGCAAGGTGCAGCAACTATGATCAGGCCCGTGCTGCTGTTTGTCCGCACGGCAAACTATCGAAAACGGCTCAACATCGAGCGCATAGCCGAAGAAACCTATGACCGCTATTTCGACATGTATTTCACCGGCAACTTAAGACACGCGGTCAACACCGCCATGAACAGATAACCAATGTCCTCCAATTACGATAACGTAACGTTACAGCTACGCGGGTTCGGTCTCCAATTCAAACACCTGGAGACCGGAAAGATAGTGCGTTGCCGCGTGGAAGACGACCGAGAAAAGCGCGGCTGGTATAAACTCCATGAAATCACCTTGCCCGGCGGCGATATAGCGCTGGTCGGCAGCTACGGAATTTGGTACGGAGACGACAATAACGTCCAGAAAATCGAGCTAGACAGCAAACTCAGCAAAAGCCTGAGCGACGAACAAAAAACAGCCATAAAACAGCGTCTTGCAGACGACAAAAAGCGCGCTGACCAAGAGCAAAAACGCAAGTCCCAGCAATCAGCTGCCAAGGCCGCCGCTGCATGGCGCACACTCAAAACCGATGGCGATTGCGATTACCTGCTACGCAAAGGCATTGGCGCCCACGGAGTCAGATTCACCGAAAAAGGCGCAATGGCCGTGCCGATGCTTGACGCCTTGGGCCGCATTCACGGCTTGCAATTCATCCTCGACAGAACCAAACAAAAAGACCTGATCGACAAACACAAAGGCCGCGATAAACAATACTGGCCGGTCGGTGTCGCCAAAAAAGCCCATTTTCATTTGATCGGCAGCCCGACAAACCTGCTGCTGATTGCCGAAGGTTACGCCACAGCTGCCAGCATCCATGCTGCCACCGGTTTTCCCGTCGCCATCGCCTTCGATGCCGGGAACCTGTCCGCCGTGGCCCAGGCGCTGAAAAAACATTACCCCAACGCACAAATATTAATTTGCGCCGACGACGACGCCTTTTCCGTCTGCAAACGCTGCAAAAAACCCGTTCAAGTCAACCTGTCGACAACATGCCCCCATTGCCAAGGCCCGCACGGCAAGAAAAACGCCGGTTTAGAGTGCGCCGAACTGGCCGCCTTGGCCGTGGATGGCCGCGTCGTTGCCCCACGCTTTGCCGATCCGGAAGCCCGTTTCGATCACTACTGCCGTAACCAAGGCAAATTGACCGACTTCAACGACCTGCACCTGACCGATGGGCTTCACACGGTAAGAACCCAAATCGAAGTTGCCTTGCAGCAATATGGGTTCACGGCTGCCGCCAAAGCGCGGGAAGTGCAACCACAGGGGGACGGGGAAGATAAAAAAGCCCCCCTAAAGCCTATCGATGACTATAACGATGCTCTTGACCGCTTTGCTTTGGTCTACGCCATGGGGGGCATGCTCTTTGATGCTCAGGAGCATATGCGAATCGCGCTCAACGATTTTAAGCAAGCCTCCATCCACTCCGACATACCCAAGCGTTGGCAGGAGAGCAAACAGCGCCGCATCGTCAGGCCGGAAGAAGTCGGTTTTGACCCGACCGGAACCGATAAAAACATCACCTGCAACACCTGGGACGGCTGGCCGACAACGGCCAAAGAAGGTAATTGCGACAGTCTGTTAGACCTGCTTATGTACATGTGCGCCGAAGAAAAAAACAGCCACGACATTTACAACTGGGTGCTGCGCTGGCTGGCTTACCCGCTGCAACATCCCGGCGCAAAAATGAAGACCACCATCGTCATCCACGGCCCACAGGGGACGGGGAAAAACCTATTTTTCGACATCATCCTGGGTATCTACGGCAAATACGGCCGCGTTATCGATCAATCAGCGATTGAAGACAAATTTAACGATTGCTTTGCCGGCAAGCTGTTCATGCTGGCGGATGAAGTCGTGGCCAGATCCGACCTGTATCACATCAAAAACAAACTAAAGGGGCTGATCACCGGCGACCGCATCCGCATCAACCCCAAGAACATGGCCGCTTACGAGGAGGTCAACCACGTCAACCTCGTGTTTTTATCAAACGAGCGCATGCCGGTCGTCCTCGATCAAGACGACCGGCGGCATCAAGTCATCTGGACACCGGAAAAACTAAGCGAGAGTTACTATCGAGAGGTCGCCGCCGACGCAGAAAACGGCGGCGCCGAAGCCTTGCATCACTATCTGCTCAACTTGGATTTGCAAGGATTTAGCCCGCATACCAAGCCGATTATGACAACCGCAAAGGCGGAATTGCTTGATCTCAGCAAGGACAGCATCATCCGTTTTTACGATGAGTGGAACAGCAAAGAAATCAACGGCGTACCACCTGTGCCTGCGCTCTCTGATGACATCTACATTCTCTACACCCATTGGTGTCGGCGGGCAGGCGTTAGGGCGGCGCCAAAAAACAAAGCCATAGACGCCATCGGCAAGCGTCCGGGAGTAAAAAAGGGACGGAAGCGTTACCTGGATGGCATAAAAATGGTTCCCAATCCTTTATCTATCATCATCCCCTCCAATGCCGAAGAAATGTCACCCGGCAATTCCGAGACCGGCTGGCTGGGATCAAACATCAGGACGTTTAAAGACGCGCTCGATGCGTACCGGGAGGATAGCCGTGCTTAATAGTGTGCAGGGTGTGCAGGCAGTTGTGCAGGGTGCTGTGCGGAGTCAAAGCCGCGCCGCGCGTGGGCTGTGCAGGGTGTGCGGTACCTCGCCTTACGTGACGCGCGAGATAGTAACGGCAATTATCGAAAAACAAACCGCCCTCGCGTATATAGCATGCCTGCACACCCTGCACACCCTGCACAGACCACACATATCAACGCCTCGCGATTTTTCACACCCTGCACAGCCGCTTGCACACCCTGCACAATCATTAATTTATTAAAAAAAATGAAAAAGATAGTTTGTGGACCGGAAAACGTAAGAGATTTTAATCAGCAGATGAGAGAAGCGATGCCTGAATTTCACGCCTTTGCTAAGCAGCTCCACACTGCCAGCTTAATACACGGACTGGCTGGTGCCATTCTGGATTTTACAATTATCAGCGTAGAGCCGATTGAAGATCAGGTGCCATTGCCCCACGAGGGCCACTTTTGTGAAGAGTGTGTTAGTTGGCATCGTCTGTATCCGGCTTCTAAAGCCGGTCACTGTTTCGTCATATCGGGTTATCCACGGACGACGAAATTTAATGCAAAGGCGTGTAAACAATTCGAGGGGGCGGGATGTTAATGAGTCAATCCGACTTCGCCGCTCACATCGGCGTCAATCGTAGCCACGTAACCCAGCTCAAGAATGCCGGGCGCTTAGTGATGCAAGACGGCAAAGTAGACGCTGAGGCGTCCATCAAGCGCATAGAAGACACTAAAGACCCGGCAAAAGAAGGCGTAGCCAAGCGCCACCAACAAGAGCGCAGTCAAAAAGAGCAGTGCCCAATCGATAAAACCACCGTTTCCGGAACCGGCAGCCGTTTTCAATCGGCAAAAGCCCGGCGCGAAGAAGCCAACGCCGAACTGACCGAAATTGAGCTGCAAACCAAGCGCGGTCAATTGCTGGTAGCTGATGAAGTTAAATTGGCCGTAGCCGACGGCGATACCATCATCCGCAACCGCTTGGAATCGTTGCCCGACATCCTGGCGCCGCAGCTGGCCGCTGAAATGGATGAGCAAAGAATCCGATCCATCCTGATGGACTACACTGAATCCCTGCTCGGCGATTTGTCGCGCAGTTTTTATGATCTAGCTAAGGAGCGTGAACTATGAATGATGCCATTAAAGAAAGGTCAATTTTATTTAGTGCGCCAATGGTCAGGGCTATTTTAAGCAACACCAAAACACAAACACGGCGTGTTTGGAAGCTCCCAAATTGGCTTACGTGGGATGAATCCGCTGGTGGTGAGTCGAAAGGTAATCTCATCCCAAAAGACCCAGCTTTGAATGGCTGGTATAGCCCAGATGAAGTGGCTTGCCCTTATGTCCAGGTAGACGACAGGCTTTGGGTTCGCGAGACATTTGCAACTTTGAGTAACGGTGATTTTCTACCGGTAAAGCCATCATCTGGACTATCTCAGGATGTTCGTTATCGGGCAGATGACCCATTGCGTGACTCAAGCGCCAATATACGTGGCTACGGGTGGAGGCCGTCAATCTTTATGCCGCGCTGGGCAAGTCGAATTAATTTAGAAATAACCGGTGTCAGCGTAGAGCGGTTACAGGACATTAGCGATGATGATGCTAAGGCGGAAGGCATACAGCCAACACCAGGAAGGGATATTGTTGATAGATGGTTAATAAAAAACCCGAAAGGCTCGTTAAGCGAATACTCATCGACACAATATCCAGTAGATGCATATAAGTCGTTATGGGAATCAATCAACGGCCCTGAATCATGGGCTGCTAACCCTTGGGTCTGGGTTATCGAGTTCAAAAAGTTATAGTATATTTTATGCGACTCGCCAATACAGAATCGGCCTATCCCAACGCCGCCCACATAATCAACGCCGCCCGCGCCCGAGCCTACGCCCCGCGCAAAAAACAAACCGTGTCCGAATGGTCCGATAAAAACATCATTTTATCGTGCAAAACCAGTCCGGAGCCCGGTCCGTGGCGCACTGACAGGAACCCGATCTTGCGCGAGCCGATGGACTGCCTATCGGCTCGCTCCACAGTGCAAGAAGTCGTTATCAAATTCCCCATCCAGATCGGCAAAAGCGAGATCGGCCGTAACGCCATCGGCTACTGGATGGATCAAGCGCCCGGCCCGATCATGGCCGCTTTCCCCGCCGAAGTCAGCATGAATAAGTGGCTCAACCAAAAACTTAATCCCATGCTCGACGATTCCCCGGCAGTAAAAAACGTGCTGGTATCGACCAACAGCCGTAACGCCGCCAATACCAAAGAGTTTAAAGATTTTTTAGGTGGACAGCTCTATGTCGAACATGCCGGCGCACCGGCCCGATTGAAATCAACATCGGTCAAATACCTGGTGGTCGACGAATTAACCGAATTCGCCAACTCATTTAAATCCGGCGACGACCCCATGGTGATGCTCGAAGACCGCTATTCCGCCTTTACCTCGACCTATAAGCGCCTAGACATATCATCGCCCGGCACCAAAGGCATTTGCCGAATAGACGAACGCTACGAGCTATCCGACCAGCGCCGCTACTACATGCCGTGCCCGCATTGCCTGGAAGAAATCACCTTCGAGTGGTCCGGTCTGCACTGGGACAAAGGCGGCGTCCGTGTCCGCTACGTCTGCCCGGAATGCGGCTGCGAAATAGAAGAGCATCAAAAAACCGACATGATCAAAGCCGGGCGCTGGATACCGCAAAATCCGGAATCAAAAATACGCGGCTATACCGTCAACTGCTTGTACTACCAAATCGGCCTGGGTCCACGCTGGGAAAAGCTGGTCGAGACGTGGTTAGGCGCACAAAACGACCCGGCAAAGCTAAAAACCTATGTCAACAGCCGCTTGGCCGAAGCCTGGGAAGATCCCGCCATGCGCGCGGTCAAGCTCAACGCCATCGCCGACCGTGCCGAACCCTACCGACTGCGCGTCGCACCAGCTGGCGTTTGCACCGTTACCGCCGGTGTCGATACCCAGGACGGAAATGGTGGATGGCTGTCCGTGCAAATCGTCGGCTGGGGAAAAAATATGTCTTGCTGGGTACTTGACTATATCGAACTTCAAGGCGACCCCGCCGACGATGCAGTCTGGGTTGCCTTAACCGACCTGCTCAACCGACCCATAGAGCACATCAACGGCCACGCCCTACCCATCCAAGCCACCGCGATCGATGCCGGCGGCCACCGTACCGAAGCCGTCAAAGACTTCGTGCGCCGCCGCATGATCCGCCGCCCGATGGTCATCTTCGGCGCCGTACCCAACAACGCCCCCGTGCTGTCCAGGCCCAAAGCCCAAGACGTCAATTGGAGAGGACAATACAACAAACGCGGCGTCATGATCCAGCATGTCGGCACCGTCGCCGTCAAAAACGCCCTCTTTGGCCGCATGGGCACCGATGATGACAAGCCGACCGAATCCCGTCTGCT